TTGCCTATGTGTATTTGTTACGCTTGCTATGCTGGCGCTAATGTGGGTCTGTATATGATGGCTACCAAATGACGACAATCGTAGGTGACTGGGCTAAAAAAATATTGGTATCAGATAGCCAGTTTTCGGACGATGACACTGGCATAAAGTACTTTGATGAAAAAATTGTACCGATAGATGGTGGTTGGTTAGGCGTGGCTGGTAATTGGAGCGACTGCGAAAAGGTTGTTGACTATATCAACAAGAAAAGCAAGACAAAACCAAAGCTCAAAGCCGACAGTTCTTTTATTAAATTAACTAAAGACGGTCTTTTTTATTGTGGGGATGATTTAGATTGGGAAAAAGCTAAAACATTTATGGCTATTGGCAGTGGCGCAATGGCTGCAGAAGTATGTTTAAGGATGGGTTTATCCGCAGAAGAGGCCGTCAAATGGGCCTGTAATGTTGATTTAAAAAGTAGTGAACCCCTTCAAATTTACTCTTTAGATAATAAAAATGCCCTATAAAGATCCTGAAGTAAGAAAAAGAAAACACAAAGAATACAGCCGCAAACACTATGAAGCTAATAAAGCTCAAGTAATTGCACTAACGGCAGAAAACAAAAAGAAGTCTAGGATAGATTGGGCTGCATTTAAAGCCACTTTAAAGTGTACTAAATGTGGAGAAAACCATCCCTCAACACTAGACTTTCACCACGAAGACCCCGCCACTAAAGACCGTGCGGTTAGTTGGTTTATTAAAAACTCTCAATTTACACGAGCTATAGAAGAAGCCTTAAAGTGCGTAGTCCTATGCGCTAATTGCCATAGAAAACACCATTGGGAAGAAAAGAAAAACCCCACCTTTTGAGTGGGGTCCAAACTGATTTACGTTTGATTAGTGCTTATTAAGCACCAGGTGATCCAAACATTCCGAGTGGATCAGACCAGCCGAAGCTATAACGCTCACGAGACTTGTAACGAACGTTACCTGTATCGAAATCGCCGTCCATGCTGTTTTGTAATGGAATACGCACAAAGTGCTTCATACCATTAGGTACATCAGTGGTCAAGAACCAGCCGTTTGTATCAGTCAAGAAGTGGTTAATTGCGTAACCTTCAGATACAGAACCGTTGTTCTTAATAGCGTTGATGTCATTGTCGTTTGTACCAACACGCAATTCAGTTTCGAGCAAACGAGTTGCAACGAATTGGAGAGCAGGAGGAACAACTAACTTCTTAGGTTTAGCAGCGATCAACAGACCACGCTCATCGGTCCAAGCAGCGATTTGAATTACAGCGGCTTCCAAAGAAGTCTCATTCAAGTCAGCGGCAACAGATGGAGTGTTGCTGTTAGTACCACCAGAAACCAAAGGATGTGCAGTAGAAAACAAAGGTTGACCGTCACCACCGTTATAACCAGAGGTAAAGCCATTGTTCAATACAGAAGCAGCTTTAACTTGCTTGGTATAAGCCATAGAACGAGCCAAAGCCTTTGTATAGCGAGCAGATAAAGAATCGTAGAGGTTGTCTTCGATTGCTTCTTCAGTCAAGCTAAAGCCTTGAGCGATAGTTTCATGGTTGTATCGAGCAGTCCATGCTTCTTGCGCATTGTCGTAAGCAATTGCAGAGCCTTCGTTTTTAACTGGGGCAGCTGTAAAGCCAGACAATTTGGTTTCTTCTTCAAAAGAACGCTCAGAAGTTTCAGTTTCATAAACTTCTTTATGCTCATCGCCATAACGGGCATACTCAAGTCCAAACAAGGCATTGAGTCCGGGTAAAAGCTCTTTTAGGAGCTGTGCACGAGAAATAGCCATTTAATAAGCTCCTTATACGTAATCGTTGCCAGCAGCTAGCAAGATTTGTGGGTTGTTCAACTTTACGATAACTTCCGTAAAGGCGTTTGTGCCTGTAGCTGTTTCTGGAACAACTGCAACTACACGAACTGGAAGTGCTGCTGCGTTGCCTGTACCGGTGGTAGGGGCAATAACAGAAACAGCAGAGTCACCAGAAGTTGTAGAACCAGTACCTTGACGAATAGACAAGTTTGTACCAACAACAGATGCGTTAGCAGTAGTGATAGTAGCGTTACCAGAATAGGTAATTGCCACTTTGAAAGCTGCAGCAGCGTCATCAACTACATAAGCAATAGCAGAAGTAGCAGCAGCATTACCTGGGTAATATTGAGCTTGAACTGTTTGACCTTGTGTATTAACGTACTGAACGCCCATAAACACACCATAAGTTGCGTTATTTGCTTTATCAGTTGTTGAATCAGTTGTTACTGCAGACTTCTTAATTGTGCCGCCTGAGACTAAAACGATGTCACCGTTGTAGATTGCAGTGTTATAAGTACTAGCAATCGGTAATTGACGTGTCGCGCCAGCATATGGCATGAAGTCAATACGGTTAACAGGGTCTAAGCCGTAGGGAGCAGAAACGGTTGGATAAGCCATTTAAATCTCCTAGATTAGTGAAAAATTAACTACCTTTACCAAAGCTAGTCGTGGATTTACGCTCATTAAAGAGTGGCATCCGTGGGTCGCTTTGGCGCATTAAATTGTTATCTACAGCATCCGTTTGAGCATCGCTTTGTTTAGCATAATAAGCATTACGCTGTTGGACGAACTCTTCTGGAGTTTTGCAAAGTAACAATCCGCCAATCTCAATGTTGTCATTAAAACGACTATTGGGATCAACTAACAGTTGGAATTTTGGTTGTTCTTCTATACTTACAGGTTCCCAACCTTCTCTCAGTTTTGCTGAAAGATTGCGGGGGTCCGCATTGTTTAATGTAGAAGTACGGATCCAACGATAAGCATAACCAGCCTGTCTGTCAGGCTCAGGGAGAAGTTCTGCTGGCATCCACTGTTTAGGACGCTCAGAAAATTCACGATTATCTACTTCACGGTCAAGTCTATTTGTAGCCATGTTAGGCCTCCAATTTTAAAAGTTCACGGACATATTGCTCAGGGGTAAGACCAAGTTTTTTAGCTATCGCAACCTGCGATGTCTTCAAACGGATCTTTTTCGGTGCTGTCGACCGAGTGGCTGGCGCTACTACCGTGCTAGGTTTTGCTCTAGGAGTGTCTTCCTTATGCTCTACCTCTACTTCTGGTTCCAAATCATCGAAATTTTCTGGAAACCTTTTTCGCATCGTCCGGTCCAACGTAGCGTAATACTCGTCAGAACCAATCGCAGCTCGCTGTCTTTTTAGCTTCTCATGGAGTCCAAGAGCCGCTGCTGTCATTTCCTCGTCCTGTCCGAACCAAGGGTTTTGACTTTGCCAATTATTTAATTTGGCATCAGTAGGGGGTTGTGGTTGATACTGTTGTTGAGGTTGTACCTCAAATTTCTCTTCTTGTAAAGGGGCTGGTACAAAGTTTTTTGCCGTCTCTAGTTCAAAAGTAGCTTGCGTAATTGCTTGGTGCGCATCAGCAAGAGCATCAGAATCACCTGCATCATAGGCTTCTTTATAGGCTTTTTTAGCCGCAGAGAGCTTCAATTCAGTAGATTGTGTTACCGCTGTATGGCGTTCTTGCTGGTTTTTAGCAACCAATTCCTTAAATCGTTTATTTTCTTCAAGCAAACGATTAGCAGCTTCTAATGCAGCATGACGTTCACGTTCAGCAGTTTCACGACCACGACGTTCATCATTCCATACACGCTTCATACGGATGAGTTTGTCTTTTGCTTCCTTGCTGTACTTGTCTAAATCGTCTACTTCTACCTCAAGCGCCTTAACTTTCTCAGGGGCAATCGGGGTTCTGCCACGATCTTCTTCGGGTGTATCATCTTCGATCTCAATTTCAAGATCGCTATCTACGGGTTTACCCTGAGTTTCTTTAGCTTCCGCCTCAGCTTCATCAGGGAACTTAAATTCTTCAGTTTGCATTTCAGCCATGTCCGGCCTCCTTAAATAAACTTACGTTTGATGCCACGTGGATCTTCTACTACAGCTTCCACAGAGTCATCGTTAATAATTCGGAATTCACGGTCGTGAATAACGATACGGGTACCTGCATTTGGGCGCACAAGGACAAAATCGCCCTTCTTACACCACGGGCCTGTTGGGAAACGAGCCTTGTCCGCATAGCAGTCTTCACCCATAGCAACAACAAAAAGCACTGTTGATAGTAGTTCATCGTGTCTGCGGGTTTCGTCTGACTTAATAAGTCCACTGTCAAACTTCTCTTCTGCCTCTGGAATGGCGCATAGAATGCGATACCCTTTTGGCTCTGGCAGTTGACGTGCTCTGTCTTCTGCTTCTCTGTTTAGCACTGCAGCTAAGTCCACTGCTTGGCTAAGGTTTAGTTCACTCATCGTCCGAGTTCTCCAGTTTTTGTTTAAGGTCTAATATTTGCTGCTTTGCAGAGAGCAGACCCCTTATCTCACCACAAACTCTTTGGTAGCTTGGATAGTCCTGTGCTTGTCCACTTCCTATCCATTCTTTCAACTGTTGCACTTTTTTGTCTAGTTCGTCCACTAGAACATCAGATGCGTCCATTATTCACCTTTCTGTTTAACTTCCTTTTTTGAATGATCTAACTGCTGTCTTTGTCTGATAGCTTCGTGTAGATGCTTTTCGCTTTGTAGCTCTTTTTCCTTATCAACGTTTGATAGGTACTTGAGCATATCTGCCGTCATCTTCATCTTCTCTTGGTCTTGAGTAGACTGGATTTGGGCTTGGGTTTTTGCTGTCTCAAGCTGTGCCTGAGTAGCAATACGCTGCTGTTCAATCTGCAACTTTTATTATGGTCAAGTCAGAC